GCTGAAATAAGTACAGCTCCTATCACAGCAGAAGGTAGTGCAGTTGCTAGTGCAGTATCAGGTACTGAGGGTTATCTCGGACTTGAAGGTGTATTAGAAAATGGTAGTGCTATCGATAGCCTCAAGTTTACTTGGGCTCAGAACACTTCACATGGTGATGCCACACTCGTACGTCGTGGTTCAAGCATTGAATTTATTCGCTTCTAAATAGCTTAGGAGGAGAGGCACCTCAGAGTCGGACCTCTCCTTCATTGGCATCAGCCCTGTACGCAGGATACCTTTTGCCGTCTAGACGGTGGGATAGACCACAACAATTGATCAAACAATTTTCCGGAAGAACGTAAACTATACACATAACATAACATAATGGCTAATGCCAC